GATAGTATATTTAGATCAAATTATGATAATACAATGTCAACTAATTTTAAGTGGCATTTAACACAAAGAGAAACAAATGTAGTATCAATGCGTGTATCTTCAGTTGATGTACCAGTTCAATGGTATTCTATTACGGATAAGATGAGACGTAATGAATTTCAAATAAAATTATATAATATGAATGATTTATCTGACATAGAACATACAATAAAAGTTCCTGCAGGAAATTATATGAGTGATACATTTACAAATATGTTAAATATAATATTTAAAAAACAGGGGGGGGGATTAGAATATATAACAGCTGATGTGGATAGTGTTACTGCAAAAACGGTTATACGTGCAGTAGATAAAGACGATATATTAGCTGATACTGCCGATATAATGACACACGCAGCATTTGATGCATCTAATAGTTTTTACGCTCCTGATTTTAGGTTTGCGATAGATTTTTTCCCGCAAAAAAATAATTTTAATAGTAATTCAGCGGATATAAAAGATGCTAGGTTATATGAATTTCAAAGAACAATAGGTTGGTATATGGGTTTTCGTAAATATACATATGAAATAAAAAAATCGAATATAGTTCAACAAATTTTATATGACCCGTATCATTTATCATTTTCTTATGACTGTGGTATTGAGAGTGAATCGTCTTATAGTAGTAGTCGGGATAATTACATATTTCTGTGTATAGATGATTATAATAGTAATTGTGTTTGTCAGTCGATCGTATCTTCCACAAAAGATAGTTATATTGGTAATAATATATTAGCTCGTCTTACTGTTGATACTATACATAATACTGTTTTATTTGATAGTAAAACAGATTTAATTTTTAAAGAACGTGTATATATGGGTCCTGTAACTATTGAAAAAATGAATATCAGTTTAATAAATCGTTATGGTGAACCAATTGACCTTAATTTAAATAATTTTTCACTTACATTAGAATTAACAAAATTATATTAGATTGTACACACACATTTTGTAAATAATAAATTATAATAGCAACAAATAGTTGCTATTATAAGTTAGTTGATAAATATTAATGCCTCTTTAATACTAGAATCAGAAATAGATTTGCCATTATTACCGATAGAATAAAGAACAATAGAACTAATAACCGTAGTATATGAGATGGCTATTATATTGAATAGCATATCAAATATATATATATATACATACATAGGAAATCTTTATACGTATACAGTATTTAATTGTCTATTAACACGCACAAACGTACAACATTTTGGAATATCCTTAATTCTTTTTGCGTTTATATAAGTACAAGTACTTCTAATTCCACCTAAATAATCAAGAACGGTCTCATCTAGTGCCCCTTTATATTTAAGTTTGATTGTTCTACCTTCGGAAGAACGATACTTAGCAACTTTCCCGTAATGTGTTTTCATTGCTGTATCGCTACTCATTCCATAGAATAATTTATATTGTGTACCATTTTCTTCAATAATTTCTCCAGGGTTTTCATCGTGTCCTGCAAATTGACCGCCAATCATAATAAAGTCTGCTCCTGCGCCAAACCCTTTGGATACATCACCTGGGCATGTAATTCCACCATCTCCAATGATAAATCCATTTACCCCGTGTGAAGCATCACTACATTCATCAATCGCTGATAATTGTGGCATACCGATTCCTGTTTTAGAACGTGTTAAGCATGCACTTCCAGGTCCAATGCCAACCTTAACAATATCAACTTTGCCTCGAAGAATGAGGTCTTCGGTAATCTCCCGAGAAACTACATTCCCAGCAACAATAATTTTATTTGGAAACGCAACGCGAACTTTAAGACAAAAGTTGCAAAGTTTATTCATATATCCATTTGCAACATCAATACAAATAAATTTGACATCAACACTGTTAGCAGAGTTTTTGAGTGTTTCAATAATATTACATAACCGTGTAAAATCGGTATCGTTAATGCCAGTTGAAATCATAAAAAAATCGGGGTTTAGTCCTTCTCTACACATTGACATCAAGTTAAAGTCATCTGGTGTATAAAATTTATGGAATGCTGTAATTATTTTATGTTGCGATAAAATTTTATAAACATCATACGTACCAATTGTATCCATATTAGCAGCAATAATAGGCACACCTGTCCAGGTTTGTTTACTATTGGGAAACGTGAAAGTTCTTTCAATGTTAACTTCTGAACGCGAAGACATGGTCGAACGCTTAGGACGAATAAGCACGTCATTAAAATCCAATTTTATTTCATTCTCTATTTTCATCTTCTATATGAATTATTGCAGTTATATTTAAGCACTTTCTATAAAACATTTTATAAATTATAAATTATTCAACTGTAACAACCTTTGCTAAATTTCTAGGTTTATCTGGATTTAATCCCTTTTCAATACAAATATTATATGCAAGTAATTGTGTGCATATATTCATTATTAAATTAATATTATCGGTTTCATAACTAAGTGATATTAAACAATTATTATCATATTCGTCGCGTTCTGAAATATATGTAAGGAATAGTGCAGAATTTGAAATGCAAAATAACTTAGCACCCCTCGCATAGAGTTCTTCATACGCACTAATCATTTTGTACACATTTTCATCATCTGCAATAAATAAAATAACAGGGAACCCATTTTCAATTAATGCTAAAGGGCCGTGTTTTAATCCACTAGCACTATATCCTTCCGCGTGTATATATGTAATTTCCTTAATTTTTAAAGCACCTTCATATGTAATTGGTATAGTGTTTCCTTTACCAATTAGAAAGCAACTTTTAAAATCCTTGAAATATTTTGCCCAATCATTTATTTTTTTTATTTCTGCACTGTGAAATAAATCGTTGATATGATATGAAAAATTTCTCAAATCTTCAAATAACTTAATGTTATCCATCTGTTTTTGTATTTGCAGGAACCAAACACTCATAAGTCGAAATATAATGACTTGTGATGTAAATGATTTAGTAGACGCAACAGATACTTCTCTCCCAGCATTAAGATAAACGCCACAATCAACCTTGCGCGCTATTTGTGAATCAACAACGTTAACAACCCCAACAAGGAAGCAATTATTTTTTTTTCCGATGTCAATACATCTATACAAATCACGAGTTTCACCAGATTGACTAAGAAGAATAATAGTAGTTTTCCCCGTATTAGATATATATGAACTATCAAATTCCGCGCCATCAATACATTGGATTGATGAAAAGTTTGTATTTTGTCTGAAATAATTAAATCCCATTAAACACGAGTGGTAAGATGTTCCACATCCTAATAATATAATGTGTTCGGTGTTTTTTAATGTATCACTAAATGGTTCAAGACCACCTAATTTAACTTGTTTATTAGAAAGTAACCTGCCCCCCAAACTGATAGCTCTAAGTGATGAATCAACCTGTTCATATATTTCTTTTTCCAACCAGCAATTATATGGTTTAAATGATAGTTCATTTGTTGAAAATATTGTTTTGATAGTATTAGATAAATCAATATTAGAATTATTAAATGATTTTGTAATTATTTCATTATTTTGTATTTCAATAGTAACAATATCATTACTTTTTAATGTAAAATACTCTTTTGTTTCCCCACAAAATGCGGATTGTTCTGAAACAATATAAGCATCTGTTTTATTGCACGATATAAGAATTGGACTGCCTTTACGGGTAGTATATAATTTATTTGGTGTTAAACTACACATAATAACAAGTGCCCAAGTTCCTTCTAACATTTTACAAGTTTCATTAATTATTTCTTCAACACTTATATTTTGGTTAGTGTTATAATTATCAAGTAAAAGATTAGATATGACTTCTGTATCTGTTTGAGATTTGAATATAAATCCTTTACTTATTAAACATTTTTTTAATGAAGAATAGTTTTCAATAATACCATTATGAACAACCGTAAATATATTATTCATACAATTATGTGGGTGTGAATTTTCGTCAGTTTTGCCACCGTGTGTAGCCCAACGCGTATGTCCTATGCCTATATTTGATGTATGATACTGAATGTTATGTTCAATCATATCAAGCGAACATTTATTTTCTTGCGATGCGTATTTGGTGGTAGTCGTATTACCCGACATATCAATTGATGTTATTCCAGCAGAGTCATATCCTCTATTTTGTAATTGCTTTAATCCATTTAATAATATATAATTGCAGCAATTGTATAACCCAATATAACCAATAATTCCACACATAAAGTATTTTATATACTAATATTTAAATAAAAATTGAAAAATTATAACTATATTATATTAAATTACACGAATAAGAAAAATGGAAGATTTAGTCTTCACTCGCCTATTATATCCCAAGGAAGGTGTAATTAATAGCATACGCATACGTTTTATAGAGAAACTGTCATATGAAGAATTTATATATTGGTGTTGTGAGTTATATTATAGCGGTTATGAAGAATATACATTTCAAATATTATTTGAAATATATTATGATTTTATAATGTTAATTGATGAAGATAGAAAGATAATATCATTTATAGAAAACAATTATGATAAATGGTTGAAAAGTTACCAAAGTAAAAGAATGAAAACGAAAGATAACATATTGATTAAAATCGCAGAAAAAATGTACTTTTCAAAATCCAATATGGTTATTCATAATTATATGAATTGTATAAGAACAAATGACAAAAAAATAACTATATATCGTGGTAAAAAACCAGAATGGTTGAACCGTTATAACAAAGAAGTGAAAACCTTCATTTATTCATTACACAAAGTTAATTTGACGAATATTATTATCCTATCCTACAATTTACGAAATAATAAAAACAAAAAATATACAATAGATGATATTTATGAATTGATAGAAAAAAGTGATATAATAAAAATAGAAAGGTCAAGCCATTTAAAAATTTATGTAAACGAACACCATAAATTAGTATATGATATTTTAAAAACGTTGTTAAAAACAGATGAGATATCGGGGTTAACAAAAAAAAATATAAAAAAGGAAAAAATAGAAAGTTGTGTATTAGATAAAATGATGCAAAATTATAATAATAGTACGTGTTCGCCACGTTTTACAATAAGAAATAATAGAAAGTATAATGTAATTTATGTGAATAAATTAACAAAAGAAGTGAATGATGATTTGACGAAAAAATATAATTATAATTGGTTATACTACGCGTATGAGTGCCCTTTATGGAAAAAACGTATAAATGAATATAATGGAAAAGTAAATCATAGTAAAAAGGAACTAGAATTTGATGAAGAAGATGATGAAACAGGGTATTCAATATTTGATAAATTTCATTTAAAGTATCAATATGAACCTGATGAACAACCTAAAGGGTTTACAGAGCAAATAGTATACAAGTAAATGTATACACATTTGAAGATTTGAATTATATTTTTAATTTGGTAAGGATTTAAATAATAACTAATAGTTATTATTAATATGGTAAAACTAGCATTTATTACTGGAATAACTGGACAAGATGGTTCTTATTTGGCAGAATTATTAATAGAAAAAGGTTATAATGTTTTTGGTATAGTAAGACGAACATCATTATTATTTTCGTATACAAGATTAGACCATATTAGGGATAAAATACATCTTGAATATGGTGACATGTCTGATGGTTCATCATTAACAAGTTATATTACAAAAATAACAAGAGAGAATGAAGGGTTTGAAGTATTTGAAATATATAATTTAGCAGCTCAAAGTCATGTTCAAATATCATTTGAAATTCCCGAATATACATCATTAATAGATGGATTAGGAACTTTGAAAGTGTTGGAGGCAATAAGAACATTGCCGTGTGATGTTCGAAAGAAAACCAAATTTTATCAAGCAGGAACAAGTGAGATGTATGGTGCTGTATTAGAAACACCACAAAAGGAGACAACACAATTTAATCCACAATCACCTTACGCTTGTGCAAAAGTTTATAGTCATTTCTTGGTAAAAAATTATCGCGAAGGTTATGGGTTATTTGCTAGCAACGGAATACTTTTTAACCACGAGAGCCCAAGAAGGGGGGCGAATTTTGTTACAATGAAAATAGTGAATGGTGTTAAAAAAATAATGGAAGAAGAAAATAAAAACGAAGGCAATTATGTACTAACATTAGGTAACATTAATAGTAAACGTGATTGGGGTCATTCAAAAGACTATGTTTATGGAATGTGGTTAATGCTTCAACAAGAGAAACCAGGTGATTATGTATTGGCAACTGGTGAAACTTATACAGTAAGGGATTTCATAGAAAGAAGTTTTGCAAAAGTTGGTAAACAAATTGTATGGGACGGGGAAGGTGTAAATGAAGTAGGTAGAGATAAAACAAATGGTAAAATATTAGTAAAGATTGATGAGAAATATTTTAGACCGTGTGAAGTGGAACTATTGTTAGGTGATGCATCAAAGGCAGAAACAGAATTGGGGTGGAAAAGAGAATATAATCTGGACAGACTAATTGATGATATGTTTGAATAAAAATATTCAATTAATGATATGTGTAAAAACACGGGTTTTATTATTTAATTTGATTTCTTTGTAAATATGTTCATATGAAACATTATTTCTAGAAATATAATAATTATTATCTTTATTAATCTCTAATTGTATAGCAAGGCAAAAGAATGAACTATCAGTTAATATATTGTAGTGAGCATTTTTTATAATATCAACATATGAAGGTAAACGATGATTTATAAATTTATTAGCTAATTCAAAAAAATGATGGGTTTTGTCGTAAAAATTATAATCTGGATTAATAAATAATAAATTATCTTTATTAATATTTAATTTGTTTTTAATTAAATCATCTGAAAAAACAATACCATTACTTGCTTTATTGTGTACAAATACATATTTTTGATTTTTAATTTCATTATACAAATCTAAAGATTTTAGATTTGTTGGAATATGAAAATAATCCCAGAAAACATTAACAGGTATATTCAGTTGTTTGTAGAATGAATATGGGATATTATTATAATCTATTTTTTTATTTTGTAAATTATGGAAACCACACATGTATAAATCACAATCTTTCGTTTTTTCTTTAAAAAGTTCAATAGGACAACCATATTTTGGTGAAATATCATTATCGTTATCAACACCTAAAATTTTGATACTACAATCATCATTATAAAATAATTTAACATTTTCTATACTTTTATTTTTACATACTACTAATACTTCGTCATAAATTGTACTTAAATATCTTACCATACTTATAGAAGTAATAATATCACCCAAACCTAAATGTGTTAATATAAATGCTTTTTTCATATTATATCCCTTCTGTTCTTTTAATAATGAATTACATATATTGTTAATTTTCTTTTTTATTCTAAAACGACAATCATTTTCCTCAATAATTTTAATACATAATTTAACTTTATCACCATTATTATATCTAAAATCATCTTGCATTTCCCAAATATCAAGGTTAACTTTTTTTAAAATATCATAATAAAAACTATATTTTTTAACATATATCTCTAATTTTTGAAATAATATATCATATTCTTTTTTAACATCTTTGTTTCTATCATCTTGTATTTTTGCTAATTTTATATCTAATATTGTTAATTTATCTAAAGCTTCGCCTAAAGATACAGGTAAATATATTGATTTTTCATAATCTAAAACATAGAATTTGTTTTCAATATTAGATATAATAAAATTATTTTTAAGATACATATTTAAAGCTATATAGTTGTCAATGTTTACAGTTAATTTAACATTAGTTATTTCATTATTATTTATATGGTTTAATAAATGTTTTAAAATATGTTTTCCATATCCGTTTGTATGAAATTTTTCTAATACACATAACCCAATCCAGTTTATATTGTTGTTAAGGTCAATATGTCCGTATGCAATAGGATTGTTATTAATAACACCAATAATAGTTATAACGTGATCTTTTAATACATCTATTGTTCGATTATTAAAATATGTAAATTGTTTAGAATTATTTAAACTAATAAATTTTTCTAATAATTTTACATTACTTCTATTAACGGTTAATATTTCCATTAAATAATACTAATTATAATAATAATATATTTATATTATTATTTCAATTAAATAATAAAAATAATATTTTTATCCGTTAAATAACCATTATTAATTTCTATTTAATAATTAAAGATGGAGAAACACGAAGCATGTTTTGCTACTCAATATGGTTGGGTAGATATAGATAATATTAATAATAAAGCGATTAATTGTGTAAAAGAAAAATTACATGATGATATATTTAATTCAAATTTTTATAAAGATAAAGAAGGAATATTTTGGCCAAAAATACAAAAGGTAAATAACTATACTAGTAATTATGGAAATGCCTTATCATATTATGAAACCGAATATATGTATCATATACTTCGTTACCCTTTATTTACTCCTAATCAATTTAAAGAATCGTTATTATTTTTATGTGATGTATGTAACTATTGTAAAGATAACGGGTATTGGTTGCGAACACATTTATGGAATATGACATATGTAAGAGGAAAACCATATTTAATTGACATACGGGATTTTGAATTATTAGGTAACCAATCGTGGGTAATCATATTTATTAATCATTTTAAAAATGAATTAGATGGTCATTGTCCAATACACGCCAAATATTTTGTAAATAATTATCAATATATTGTTGATAAATTAACTAAATGTGATAATAATTTAAAAAGTATAAAAAATATATTAAATGAAATAGAAGAAAAAAATATCACCAACAAACAATGGACTAATTATCATGGTTCACGAACAAATTTTTTATATGAAGCAAATATATTTACAGAAAAAATATATCACCAAATAAAAACATATGGTGGAGGAGCAGAAGATATTACGAAAAGTAATAATTTATTTAATATGATTGAAAACATTGAGTGTAAAACAATTATTGAATTAGGTTGTAATAATGGATTGTATGCTTTTGGTTGTAGTAAATTTGCTCCAACAATAGGAATTGATTATGATATTCAATCAATTCATAGTGCAAACGAAATAAATAAAAAATTAAATACAAATACACAATTTGCGTATGTTGATATATTAAATGAAAATAAAAATAATTTGAAATATGGAAAAAACGGGTCATACAATAATATATATGGACTATTTAAAAGTGAACTTTTAATAGCTCCAGCCGTCATTCATCATTTATACAATAGTTGTAAATCATTAGAAAAAATAATAAGAATATTTAATAATTTTGCAACAAAATATATGATAATCGAAATAATCCCAGAAACAATTAATAAGGAACAATTAATTAATATAATAGAAAAATATAATTGGAAATTATTTAAATCATTACCATCAAGTCCAAGTCCAAGAGAATGGTTAATGTTTAATAAGATTGACTTTTAATAAGTTAAGTCTTTAATATTATAATACATATTTATATTATAAAATATGTATTACGGGCAATTTAATCCACCTGTTGATAAAATATTACACGAAAAATATTTTCCTAGTAAATTGAATGGTATATCAATTGAAGCAGGGGCATTAGATGGAATATGGGATAGTAATACAAACTTTTTTGAAAAAAATTATAATTGGAAAACTATTAATATAGAACCTTTGAATAATATGTATGAAAAACTAGTATTGAATAGACCAAAATCTATTAATTTAAATTATGCATTGGGTGATAATTTAGAAGATACATATATTATTAATTATAAACATTCTACTCTTGGATATGATTGGGGAAATGCATCTGTAAATCATACCGATGCCCATAAACAATATTTAGAACGTGAGTGTGGTAAAAATAATTTTGTTAAACAACCTATAACAGCAATTACTTATGAGAAACTAATAGAAGATTTATCAATACAATCATTAGACTTATTTAGTTTAGATGTAGAAGGAAATGAATTGAAAGTAATAGATGGTATGAAAAATGCAAAGGTATTTCCTTCCATTTTTGTTATTGAACATGGACATATGGACCCTCAAATTATTATTGATAAATTGGCCGAATTACCTGTAAAATATTCGTTAGATATGAAATATAATGTAAATTCATTTTTTATTCTAGAAAATTAAATATTGCGTTTTCTTTATGAAATCATTATTTGTTCAATATGATAAATAAAATCATTTATTGTAGTTATTAATTTCATTTCGTTATTAATATTTATATTAATTAATCCCGGAGGAACATAATATATGCTATTTTTACTAAACATTAAATTAATACAAAACTGTCCTCCGTGACCAACACCTATATTACATATAGAATTATTAATAATACCAATATCTTTTTCAAAATTTTTCATATCTGGTGTATTATACATCACCTCTTGTGTTAGATCAATTATATTATTATTATTTTTTAATAACATACATTCATCATAAATTGTTGTCATAGATGGTATTATTTTGGTAGCTGTATTTTCAGCAAGTATTTTTTCACCTAAAATAATTATTTTATATTTACTTTTAATATTAGCAAAACTTTTTTGTAATGCTAATTTTAATTTTTTAACAATATTTCCTTCATTCTGTCTCAAACGTAGTTTAGTATGAATTACTATATATTTTTCAGGGTATTCATTTTGTAATGTAAAATATGAAGTTAAATCAAAATATCTAATATGACCTAATTTATTATTAATGGTGCATTTATTATTATAAAAAATATTTAGTTGTTCTTTTTTGAACAATATTTGCAATAATTCTATGTTAAATTTTATATTAATAAGATTATCAGGGAATGGTTTATAATCTATTATGTGTTTAATATTCCAATTTATTATTGTATTATCATCACATTGACTTTTATGCAACAATATATCTCCAATACCAGATGCTATATTTGAAACACCTTCATAATAATTAATATTAATTGATATAAAATTTACTATATTTTTAAGTTCATCTGATAGTTTGGATACATTCATCTTTTCGGTTTTATACCACATAATTATATAATTATATATGAATATATAATTATATTTATATTGAATTTTATACTAATTGCGAAGGAGATGTAATAATAACTATGTGTAAAACTAATCTATATATTCTTTAATACAATTACATATGTATTCTTGTTTTTCAATATTTAAATTCGGGAAACTAGGAAGCATTACGCCATATGTTGCTTCATCTATTTCATCATAATTTACTTTAATATCTTTAAAATGATTATGTTTTCTTATATCATAAAAAAATGGTCGGATTTGAATTAATTTATCGTTCATATAAGTTTCAAATTCATTAAACTTTAAATTATTTATAATTATACAATACATCCAATTACCAGGTTCTGTATTTTTTTCTATTTCTATATTTTTTATTTTATTTTTTTTAATTAATGTATCTAAAAAAATATCATAGTTATTAAATATAACTTTTTTTAGATTTAATATATGGGATAAATCATTTAATTGATCATATAAAAACCCAGCTTGAATATTTGTCATTCTATAATTATAAGCCAACTTATCATGAATATATCTTTCTTTTGTCATAGAATGACTATGTATAGAATTAATATGATCATATATTTCTTTATCATTTGTAAAAAATGCACCACCTTCACCAGTAGTAATAGTTTTATTGGCATAAAAAGAAACAGCAGAACATAATGTATCTTTATATGTTCCTGAATAATAGTCTTCATATTTTCCAAATATACCTTCACAGTTATCTTCAATAATTATTATATCTGGTCTTATTCTTTTAATTCTTGGAACATTAATAATATTACCTAAATTATGAACTATAAATATGCAACTATTTTTTTCAAGAGTATTTAAATAATCTTCGCTGGTTTCAATATTCATAGTATTTTTATCTATTTTCATAACTTCAATATTATCCTTATTAAATTCTCTAAAAGCACAATTCCAAGGTGCAATAAATACATTATTTGGAATATATATTTTATTAATATCTGGGAATTTATATTTTAAAGCTAATAATAAACAATGTGTAGCAGATGTTCCATTATTCATTAATATACAATATTTAATATTAAATATATCTTTAAATTTTTCTTCACTATTTTTAACATTCACGCCATAATTACTTATCCAATTATCATTTATAGCATTTATGGAAGATTGTTTATATTTTTCAATATAAGGTTCATAAATGGGTATCATTTATAATATATAAATATTAGCAACTATTAATATTTATATGATAATACTAATAATTAATTATTTTTAGAACTATTTTTTAGAACGAGCGGCCCAAAATGGATATTCCAATGATTTTTGAGAACCAAAAGGTGTTACGAATGATTCATCTTTATCAATAACAATAGAACCCATTTTTTTACAAACAAGGCTGGTAATACTTTGGTCGTGTCTATTATCTTTAAATTCCGTTATTTGACACCCGTTGTTATTATAATGGTCTGTAACTAGTTTTGCATTATTTGAAATAATTTCGGAAACAGAATCTAAATATTTTGTGCTGTGATCATTTTTTTTGAATATTAAAACACCACCAAGATATTGACCGCTATTAGCGTGGTCGCTTTCAATATCTACATCAATTGTTTCAAATATTTCTTTTGTAGTCCATTCTTTTTCCATACATAAACCCCCAATATTATCTTTACCTGATTGTTGAAAATTAACAATGCCATAATTGCTATTTTCAAGTAATTTGATATATTCAAAAAATCTTTTTTTACCGTGTTTGTTTAAAGAACAACCAGCATCTAAATACACTAAATATTCACCGTCTTTTAATTTTTTAAAAGTTTCTTTAAAAATAATATGCTTCCATATCCAATATCCTCCTCCTCTTCGCATATTTAAAATTTCCCCATATTTTTGTTTATATTCTTCCGGTATATCCTCAGGACCTAACCCTTTAATGGTTGAAAATACATTAAAGTTTTCTGCTTCTTTAACTAACCTTTGTTTTGCATCTTCAAAAACTCCATTAGCATATGTAATAAAATGTATTTTTGGTTTATTTTCTATATTATTTATTTTAGTTACCCAATAATTAAATTTCATTTTTTCGGCATTATATTCATTATTTTGTTTTTTATGATTTATAATATTTAATTGTTCTTGTAAGAATTCTTTATTTATTACATTCCAATCATCGACAACAACAATAGGTAAATCATTATAAAGTTCATTTAAATGTGAGCTTTTAACAATAGGAATACAACCTGTGTAAACAGCTTCCCAAGTTCTATGTGTATCTTCTCCTGCACCAGCAGGTGATAATATAAAATGATATTTTTCCATAACATTATAACATTCTGGATTGGATACATCTATTTTTATTTTACCCTCAATTTTAGATGGTGTAATATAAGTTTTCAATGGCGCAATGTATTCTAAAACATCGCAAAAATCATTCCATTCATTTTTTGATTTTTGTGCTAATTGACCTCTAATAGAGTTGGTTTGCGGAGAGTGATTTATTGCAAGTAATTGTTTATCATTAACTTCATTATTCTTATTATTTAGAAAATTTGACATAATATCGTGTTGTCTATCAAAATTAAGACCAATAGGTAAGCAAAATAATTTATCGTGTTCAAATGGTTTATTCCAAGTAAAGCAACAAAGTAAATTATAATTATCCAATAATTCTTTTGTTAAATATACAACATCACTCTCAATAATAATTAGTCTAATAGGATACTTAAAATGTATAATAATATTAGTAAAAAATTGTTCTATTATATGTTTATATCCAGTTAATACAACAACAGGATTTTCTGCATTAAAGTTTTTAAAACCATCAATGTTTATTTCTTTACGTGTAATGACTAGATTTCCTTTATTAGAATAATATTTTGTAAAAAAATCTTCACAAATAAGATCTTTATTTTTTATACTAATAATTTTTTCTAAATCGCGTTTAACAATTTCACCACATAATAGGCGAGTTTTTTGCATATTATTTTGAAAATCAGAAGTAAAATTAGAATCATTATTAATGTCATAACGAGGATTTCCGCCTACATTATTGCAAAAATGATTTTGTAAAGGATAGAAATGATTAATTCCTTTATAAACTTCATTAATCCAATCATCACAAAACCAGTTAATAATATCAGGAGGAAAATAATAACCAAATAGTTCCTTGTGTTTTTTTGATACAAATGATTGGGTTAAAATTCGTGGATTGTTATTAATAGGTCCAACTAAACCAACGCCATTTGTATTTTTTAAAACAGAAATACAGTCATTGACCCATCCATTTGTATGAAATTCAATATCATCTCCACATTGAAAGAAATAATCATTATTATCTGCAATCGCTTTATCAAATAATATATTCCACATAACTGTCAAATGACCTTTTTTAACATTATCCATATAGATGAATTCTAAATTTACGTTTTTCATAACCGATATAAATCGTTGTATTTGAGATTTTATTTCTACATTGTCATATATGCGGTCATTTCTATCAATCCCAATATAAAATGTGTATTCGTGTTCTTTATCGTATGTAATAAGAAACGATCTTATTGTATGTTTAAATAAATATGTTTCATCAAATGTTTTCCAATCTCTACCATTTGATGTAGAAGGAATAATAAGACCAACTTTCATTTGTAATAATACAGATGAAATGTTTAAATATTATATGTAATAATCAATATAATATTTACATTTTTAGTATGCTGTGTATGGGTATAATTCCAAATTATTTTTCAAATATGACATTTGACTAACAACTTCATTTCGTTTCTTATTTTTTTCAACATTTTTTAACAATTCTTTCGCTTTTTCAATTTCATCATCTGTTATTTCACCATCACCGTTTAAATCAAAACTGCTATAGTTCGTCATTTTTTCTGGTAAAATGCAATAAGCACATTCGTCATTAAAAATAATATTAACGGATACCGCAAAAATAACTGTTAATATTAATGCCATATAAATATCCCCGGTTGCCCTCCATGAAACAGCAAAAATAAGGACTTCTTTATTGAATATGTATTTTATAAATTTTTCTTGATTTTTACTAAATTTAATATCAATAAATCTAGAACCAATATTTATCAAAATCATTATTATACCTGCAAAGTATTTACTATCATTTAATGTTTTAACCTGTGAATCAAATATATCAAAAAACATAATATAATTCGTTGCGATATATATTAGTTATAAAAAAATTATTTCCAAATAGTTAGGTTTAGGTCTTTATTCGGTTGGAATGTAGGCATAACATCTTTATTACTATTGTTGATATGGATAGGTATTTGATTTGATTCTGTCGATTTACGCATTAAATCACTCAATAAACAGTTATCGGTTCTTGTTACTAATTCGGGGTGGTCTTTACAATTTTTATCACATTTTTTAGTTTCAGTATCTGTATTAACAATTGGTTCTAAATCGCTATAACTAAGAGTTGAGAACCCCTCCGTACGCATAGTAATTTGGGAAAAATAAATCATACATATAAGAAATAATAATCCATAAATATTATTTTCTTTAGTAATAAAAATTAATCCAAAAAAGAAAAACATTTGGGTAATAAATGTTTTATCATTTTTATTAAAATCCGAATATTTAAAATTTACTAGTCCGAATAAAACAAAAATTAAGAAGATTGTTAAATTATTCATAATATAAATATAATAATATTAAAAAAGAATACAAAATAAATGTGAAAAAATATTAGTAATATATATTAGATATGTCTTTAGCTTTAAATGCAGCACCATTTGTGCGTGAAGAGCCTATAACAGAAAATATAAAGAAAAAGTTGAATTCTACCGAAAATATAAAGAAAAAATTAAGAAATAAGACAGAGAAAAAGGAGGTTAGTTTTGTTTTAGATGAAAATGATGATAACGATAATGACCTAGTAGATTTTGCACCTGCTAATGAAAAACCAAATAAGACGTCTGAATTAGTATCTGAAATAACGGAAAATTCAAACACCGATAGTTTTGCTTATGAAAACATAGGATTTTTTTCTGATAATTTTAATAAACCAAAAATAATTGAAAATATGAATGTAAATTCGAATTCTGGTAATAGTAATTCTTTAGAGAAAAAGGTAAATTATTTGATAGAAATGTTAGAAAAACAAAATGAAAAAAAAACGGATTATGTTACAGAGGAAATTGTGCTATATTTATTTTTAGGTATATTTATAATTTATACGGTTGATTCATTTACACGTATTAATAAATATACGAGATAATTGTGTTATATGTTATGTTTTTTTTTATTACAATAAAACATGACATCTAATGAACAGAGTATAACAATTATAAATGATGTACGCATTATTGGAGATTTTAGTAAAACAAGTTTTTCGGGTTATAAAAAATGCGCGGTTTTGAAAGAAGTAGTGTCCGAGATGTCACGTTCAAATATTGAAACAAGTTGCTTTTGGACTGCCGAATGTATTGCAAGTGGTTATTATTTAGATTTATGGAATATAATAATTAATTATTCGTGCGAATGTTTACATATAGCAAATCCGCGTTTAATATTATTAATAAATAAGTTATTAAAACAATTTAAAGAAATTGCAAATCAAACCAACAATGATTTAATGTTAAGAAATGATGCGAATATTAGAAAAATGTTTTTTGACCAAATAGTTATAATATGTAAAAGCAATAGAAAAACGAAATTTCAATATGTAAAAATTAAGGATAAGGAAGTTGATTTAAATATTATGAGTAGCAAGTTTTCAGCACCTTCCACTAATTATGTTGATAAAATATTTAATCAAGGAGACCCAAAAGAATTATACATGTCATTAAATGAATTTTGTTTTAATTTAAGTAAAGACAATGAAAATTTCAATCAAGCTTGTTACTGGTATGAATGGATGGTTCATTTTGATGAAATGTGTAGAAAAAGAAAAAGCAAGATTGAATGCTTGCTTCGTGATTTTGTTCCAGACAAAATGGGAAAAAATGCAATTGATGGATTATGGTTAATATGGCACGCATTATTTGATATATCTAAGGATAAGGGTAAAGGGATTAATTCTATGATTGAAAACTTATTTGAGTTATTTACTTTTAAATATACAACTAAAAGTTGGTCTAATAAAAGATATATTATTTATTATGCAATTTCATTGGTTGTTGATAAAGTTGATTTTTCAATTCCTTTAGTTAAGGATAGTAAAAGTGTAGATAATATTATTAAACAATTGGATTTAATGTTTATTGAAATAAAGAAAAATGAAATATATACAAAACCTAAAAGTAAATTAGACCATAAATTGGATGTTTATTCTATGTTATAAAGGTTAAACAGAAAAATATAAAAACATTATATAAATTTATTATATATAAAGAAATACTTTTATGAGAATTTTATTTATTTTATTTATGTTTATAATTACCATATTATTCTCATATATAAATGCTCGAAATACTATAAATAATAATGAAAATTTCACAAATAATAATGCAGAAACAATAAATCCGGTTATTTTATTAACTTGTTCTGTAAATATTCAACAACAAGTAGTAATGACAAATCAAACTAATAATTCGGAAAGATTGCAACAATATTTAAAAACAATTAATCAATGGAAAAATAGTCAATTACCTATTATTATTGTTGAAAATTCTGGTTATGAATTTAAAGAATTAAAAGATAAAAAATCTCCATATTATGCACCAAATATTGAAGTAATCAGTTATAATTATACAGATTATGATTTATATATTCAAACTATGTTGAAAAATACACCGGCAAAAGGTGTCCACGAAATGCACGAAATTAACTGGGCTTACAACAAATCAGAAACTATCAAAAAATATTCCCATATTATTAAAATAACAGGTAGATATTTTATACCTAATTTTCAAAATGTTTTAATAAATATTCCTAATGATATTGACGGAATTAGACAAAATAATATAGATAGATGTGAAGTAGTAGGAAGTTCTTTGAATGAATTTAACAATATTTTTAACTTAAATGTAAAACATAATCACGTTGAAACAGAATGGAAATTACGTATGAAGAATTTGGAAAAAAAAGGTAAAAAAGTGTATACTTTACCGCGCATGCATATAGAAAAAACACAACGAGGTGGTGGATTAGATAAAAATACTTTTTTTGAAGATTTGTAATGTAAATAATCTTTTTGTTAAATTATAGTAAATATATATATTTTTATATGGAATATATATATACAAATAGGTAAAAGATGAGTTCAATGTCTATGTCTGCACCTTCATATAAGTTACCAAATGGATTAAATAATATATCAAATACGCAGTCAAATATAATCGATAATACTGTGAATGCATTTAATGAAGCAATTGAGAATACTGTTGAAAATGTAAATAATACTTTGAAGAATATGGTTAAGGAAACACCATTAGCAACATCAAATGAAGCAACAGTTTATTGGTTGTATGTAATAATAATAATATTGTTATTGGCGTTAGTGGGGTTTAATATATTTTATATATTTGGTCGTGTTACAGATGAAACAATCGAGAATGCTGGACCGGTAATGCGTGAGATATATCGTTTTTTTGGTTATACCGTAGGTAATACAGCATCTCAAACTACGCACGTAACTGCTACGGGTGCAAAACTTGGCATTGATGTTGCTGCAGGTACTGCTAAAACAGGTGCAACTGCATTACAAAGAGTAGCGACTAATTCAATGGGTGATTATTATAAAGGAAGTGAAGAAAGAAATAGAATAAAAGATACACATTTAATAAATAATATGAGATACAATGACCAAACGAATGGTAATGTTTCTGCAAATGAGAGTGCAAATGGTACTGGAAATAAGTTTTGTAGAATAGATAGAGGGTATTGTACTACTGTTGAAGAAAGTGAGAAATGCCTATCTGGAAATATTTTTAAAACTATGAGTGCGTGTTTAAAAAGATAGTTAAATGATTTAAATATAAAATTGAATTATTGTATGTATTTTAAATAATATATATACAATAAAAATGGAGAGTAGAATTAATAAGAAGGTGAATGAGTATGTACAATCATTTAAAATGGATATGTGTTCAAAAATAAATGATGGTATTTTTAAAAATAATAATGATTTAATTAAGTATATTTATGATTATAATAATTTTAAGTTAGTGCCCGAAGATATTAATAAAAGGCAGCGGAATAAAACCACAATATGTCCTAGCGAACGTTGTCAAGCAAAACGCTCAATTGGCGAACAGTGTAGTAGACGTAAACGTGTAGATTGTAAATTTTGTGGGACACACGAAAAAGGGCAACCACACGGGACAATAGATGTTTCCTTAGATAATACAAATAATGGTGATATAATTGTAGATAATATTAATATTAATAATACCGAAATTAAGGTAGATGTTTATACGGAGGAACGAGATGGTGTAATATATTTTAAGGACAAGGACGGTATATATTATAATACAGATGAAGTGATGATGGGAAAGAAGGACCCAGAAAAGATGAAAGATATAGGAGAAAAAAAAATGTCATGTTAAATATATAAAATGGGAATAAAAGGAATTCGAAGCAATAGAATGATAAATCGTGCAACCTGCGGAGGAGAGAAGAAGGCAGGTTTAGTGCCCCGTCATGGTTTTTTATTAAGCGGTGTAAGTAGAAATGTAGTATTGGGTCGTGAGTCAACAGTGAATGATGGAAAGATGCCAACATCGTGTGTCGCGTCAACAACGCGAGTGAAGGTAAGTTTTCCTTTTAGTATGATGTAAAAGATGTAATATAATAATAGATATATTTATATTTTTATATTAAATAGGGAAAGGAGATGTGTATTGTCTGTATTGTCTGTAATGTCAGTTATTTTCTCTCAAAAATGAAAAGGGTGAAAG